ATGAGCTTAAAAACATATAGAGTTAAAACTGGCTTAAACACTTATGAGTTATCTAAAAGACTAAAGTCTATATATGTAACAACTGATTTAACTCATGAGAAATTACAAGATATCGAAAATAAGAGAACATTATGTACAAAAGAAAATCAGGAAGATTTAGCAGAATTTTTCAATACAACTGAAGAAAATATAACAAAAAAATGACCCGTCATTTCTGACGGGTGTCCTCTTCTAACCGTAGCCTTAAGAGTTGTCATTCATCACTATCTGCCTAAAAAGGTGTGATAGTATATGATAAGTTTTTTGTATACACGGAATTATGTATGGTCCCCCTGAACCGTTACCTAGGGTGAGAGCTTTTCTATAATAAGAAACAGACTTAGGTTTTTGCTAGTACGGTACTACTATTTGTAGTTATACATAGTAGTCACTTGCATATTATAGTTATAATCATGTCTATCATGAACCAGTAACTAGATAGATACTCTAATGTTATTCTGCAGAACACGAGCAGTTTTTTTACTAGCCTGGGATTTATGTATACCACTCAGGGACTATGTGAGTGGCAGCAAATTAACCATATAAACTAATATTAATCTCTTTTGATGTTACTTAATTAATACCCCATTAGCGCTTTATATAAACATAAAAAAATAACCACCCAGACAGGGACTGGATGGCATCATTAGCAGATTTGAACCTTAACTCAATATAATTTTGAAGTTTGGGGATTCTATTAAGTAAATACCCCATTAAAATTTCTGCAAACAAAAAAGACCCACTAATTAAAGTGGGTTTTTTACTTGATAAGTTTTAAGTCAGTGGTTCACAACAGCACCACAAAAAAATTATATCAAATATAACAAAAAAGACAACCGAGGGAACGGTTGTCTTCAACTTTAAGATTGAATAACTGAGTTTAGGAGACTATCTATAAACATAATACCCTTATGTTTATCCACTAAACATAAGAACCACCCAGTGACATGTGTGGGTGGTTTGATGAGCCTATCATTCTAAATAGATCATTCAGTAGCGAGCTGGATGATTCAATTTAAATACTTATTATCAGTTTATGGCTACTTTAAAAAGATAATAAATTTTAGCGTAACTATATTATAATATAAAAAAGTCACTCAGGGACATGCTTGAGTGACAAACGAGTATTAAGATTAATGGAGTGTTACAATGCAGCATGTAATTATAATATATCATAAAACAAAAATAGGGCAAGCACATGGCAGTGCCTACCCTTGTAGTATGAATACGATTAAATTATAACATAAAAATAACCACTCCGAAGAGTGGTTGTAATTAGAAAAAATTATATAGGTGATTGAGAGCACCTTAAAGCAGTATAGCACAAAAAAGACAGCCACGGGTCAATGTGACTGCCTTCTATGAGAAAGAGAGTATATTTATAATAACACAACATATTTTTATTTTCTAGTTTATAGCTTCCAATAAATAACCTCTTTTTATTTCATTCTTAAAGCTTTTGATATGTAAATAAAAAATAACCATCCAGTAGGTAGCTGGATGGCATCAACTATTAGCAGATTTAAATCTTAACTCAATATACTTTTAAAATTCGGAGAATTTATTAATAAAGTACCCCACTAAAATTACTTTAAACAAAAACACCCCTAATTAAAATGGATTTTACTTGATAATGTTTAAGTCAGTAGTCTATAACGGGGACAAAAGCTTATATCACACATAAGGTTTAGTCCCCAATAAATTGTAATTCATAAATAGCTTTATCATCATAAGTATTAAAATCATCTAATTTTCCATGTAATTTAACTACTTGCTGCTTTCTACTTACATTATGATAATAAGTTAGTCTAATTCTCAAATTAGTTTCATAGCCACTATTTTGAATTGTGCTTTCAAATTCATCAAATACTTCTTTATTTATAGGTAAATAATAGCTTTCTTTGCTAGGTAAGAAGTTAACAAATTTCTCCTGAATAACATTTTCTTCGTCCAATAATAATTCTATTTTAATTTTCTTTGCTGCGCCCCCACCTAAGTTATATAATTTTAAGTAATCTTGATGATCCGAGTCACTTACGTCCATATTCTTCATTGTAAGCTTATTCTCATTATCTAATTTTAATAAAACTTGATTAAAACCTAATGCAGGTATAAAACCAATTTTCATTTGATAGAGCTGCACTGATACTGATACAAAATAAAATAACGCCATTATAAATGTACCAAGAGAACCAATAGCAGAAATTATGTTTATCATGTAATCCCACTCCTATTAAATTTTAATTGTAAATCAATATGTAATTAAAAAAGACCCACAAACGCGGGCTAAGAGTAACTATCTCAGAAGCTACCTACTTAAGAAATACCCCGTTACTTTTAAGGTAAACAAAAACCATCCAGACAGGAACTGGATGGCATCAACTATTAGCAGGTTTGAATCTTAACTCATTTTAATTCTGAACTTTGGAGATCCTACTCAATAAATACCCCATTAAAATTTCTACAAACAAAAAAGACAACCGAGCGAACAGTTGCCTTTAACTATGGAATATATAATACCTTAGCTAAGGAGTATAGCTATTAATTTATTACCCTTATATTTATCAAATAAACAAAAACCACCCACCAGTTGGTGAGTGTTAGTTACACTTAGATAAGTCATCATAGTCATAAGTGATAATTGTTGGATTACTAACATGTTTTAAACTGAGATATGTTTCAAATTCTTTTTTTAACTTATTAAAAGAATTATTTTTCAAATTACACGGGAGTGTTTTGAAGATTGAAGCACATTTTTTATTTACCTTATATACTTCGTCCATTTTAGCCATAGACTTTACTTTCAACGGAGGAATACAATCAATTATTTCAGTGTTTGAAGGCATTATCAATTTGTTCTCTTTACCTTTAATACTTGAACAATTAATTAAATAGTAATGTTCCTCTTCTTCATCTAATACAATGTAATATCTATCCGTGGGATATACTTTCCCATTACCAAAAGGTATTTTTCCTTTTATCACTGCTGCTTTATTGACTTTTCTCATTAATATATCAATGCCTCTCCATCGTCCTCTTTCACAACTGTATAAACAGAATCTTCCCCTTTAAAATTGTGAGTAATTTCAAATATTTGTTCTTCTATGAAAGAATTAGGATCATAGTAAAATAAAATATTGTTATTCATAACATAAGGTAATTCTTCATCGTCACTATTCGATAAAAAGTTTTTAATCCAAGGAACTTCGTTGTTTATTAAAGACTCTGTTTCCATTAACTGTTTATCTTTGTGATAAAAATTCCCCTCTTTAGAACCTTCAAAACTATTAATCCATGTTGTGTGACCATGCGTTATTTCAGACAATTCTTCTGCTGAAAAATCCGAAAAAAGTTCAATAGTTTTTTCAATCACATCTTTTTCATGCTCGCTTAATTTGTTTAAATCAAAAAGACTAGATTCTACTTTTAAATTGTTGTAATCCGATTTATATTGTTGACGAAAGTCTTCTACGACACTACCATTTTCAAAAGCGTATATATCATTTGAATACAATTCTTCTTCATATTTCGCCAAAGATATCAATTGTGCAAAATATAGCATTTTATTAATAACTAAATTTCCATCCTTAGTATTAGTGTATTTTTCATCCACGCCTTTATTCATGAAGGCTTTGGCATACTTCATTACATCATCCATTTTATCTCCTCCTATTCTAAAGAATAGTTCCAGTGCTTTATTTTAACATATTTTATTATATATTTATAGATAAATTAACGATAGGTAATCCTCTATGCAAGTATTCCTTTCATAAAAAATAGGGCAAGCACATGACGGTGCCTACCCTTATAGTATGTATTGTTAATATTGAAATTGAGTTTCTTCTTTGACAATACTTTCAATTTTAGTTTCTAATTCAGAATATAAATCATGCACCAAACCAAAATACAGCTGGCTATAAGACATGTATTTATTGATATCAGTAATATTTAGATTTCCTTCTTTTGCTTTTTGAAACAAGTCTTGAGGTTTACTATATTTAATGTAATTATCAAATTCTATATAATTTACTTTTTTTCCATTTGTTTCAATGTGAACTTTTTCAAAATCATTTTTGAAATTCGGTATTAAAAGCAATTTTCTTTTTATTTGAGGTAGATAATTAACTTTAGTTTTATCATTTTCAAGTATTGATAAATTATGTTCATGCCAAGTTGTATCTGTAGCCTCAATTTTCTTTTTTAATACATCTGTAAAAAAACTATAATGAGCTGTTCTTATGTGATTATTTACTGTAACCCACTTTGACAAAGTATCATGCAATTCGCTTAAACTTTGGAGTTGTAGATCATTAATTTTCGATTTACGGTCATTAGTATATGTTTTGTCTAGTTGTTTTTTTATTTGACTTTTAGCTAATACAGAGGCTAAAAATGGAGTTACAATAACCGTGACAATCCAACTTATTATTTGAAATGGCCAATTAATATGTTCCATAATATAATTTTTCCTTTCCATTCATTTTGTTTTTGAAGTATGTATTTAACTTTGATTTAAAATAAAAAAGAGCAGACACGGAACATGTGTCTGCTTTCACTATGAAAGTGAGGTCAATGTGTATATTATCACAACTATATTTCTCATTCAACTATTAATTTAATTAACTAAATGCCCCCCATGCATCACCAACTCGACTGCCACTCCCGTTTGAGTAGCCAATTGGCATGTAAACGCGTGCGCCACTATTCACTGTCCATGCAATCCAAATATAGCCATCATAGTCGTACACTTCATCATAATTAACTGATTGACCTGCTTTTAACAAGCCTGCAATAGGCCATCCAGTCCATGGACCGTTGTATCGTGTATAGATATCAGTAGATGCTGTGAATGTCGCTTTTTCTGGTTTCCATAAGATACCATGTACATTCTTTCTCCATCCACTACCGACTTTTTCACCTTTATCAGTGTTAAAGTCTTCTTTATCCTTGTCTGTTGGAATTGTGTTTCTATCTGGCACATCATTACTTGCTGGTGCACCTGCTTTCAATGCTGGGTTATTATAATATTTTTTAATCTCTTGAATAAAGTAATCTTTTAATTGGTTTACAATAGAAGTTGGTGCTGCCCCTTGTTTGATTGGGTCAAAACCTGTATGCAACGCCATACTACGATGTGGGCAAGCCGTTGGAACAAACTGGCAATGTAACATCACTGTATCTCTATTAACAGGTAACCCATAATAAAGTAGGTCTGCAGCTGCTTTCTTAAAGGTTGCCTGTTCATTCGCCATGAAGTCCTTATTGCTTGCGCTCATTGATTCATTCACTTCATAACCAATAAATGCGTTATTACCATACGCATTAGCTACGTGCCAACCAACACTATAGGTATCAATCGCACGCCAAACTGTTTTTCTATCGATATAGTAATGTGCAATCCCAGCTTCATATCTTGCTTGTGAGGCATTCTTTAAATTATTGTAATCTTGTTTAGCTGTAGAACTACTTGCTGTGTTATGAATGACGACACCTTTAACATTGCCTGAACGATTAGGCATTTTATAATTGATTGTTTGGTTAATCGTCTCAATCTTAGTTGATTTAGTTGTTACACCTTTATCTGCATCTTCATAAGGTGGACGAATAACACCTAAAAAGTTAGTGTAATCATGATCTTCAACAAATGCTGCTGGACTTCCTTTTTCTAAATTAGCGTTAAACCAATTTTGGTCGATACTATTAAACAACGAACCATTTGCTTCTGTAATTATACCTGTGTGGCCAAATTTATCCCCACCATATATAAAAATATCTCCAAGTTGTGGAATGAACTCTTTAGTATTTTGGATGACTTGAAAACCTTTAGGGTATTTGTAGTCGATAAAATCAATTGCGTTCCCTGATGGATGTACATCATAATACTCTTTTAAAAATTCAATTATAAACGTTGCACATTGCGCTCCATATTTTTGCCCTGCTGTTAATCTGTTACCAATATTTTTAACTGCCCATTTTACCGCATCTTGTTTTTTCATAATATAATACACTCCTTAAATTTTGGTATTAAAAAAAGCCATTACTTTCGTAATGACTTATCGTCTTTATTGGAATCACTTGTAAATTCATTTTTTAAATTATTCTTAGTATCTTGTTTTGTTTCTTTAATGACATTTAATTTTTCTGAAATTTCTTTAGGCACGATGATTCCCATTTCTGAACAATTTTCTATAATACTTAATCCTTCATTAGCGATATAGAAAAACATCGTTAATATTACGAGTCCTCCATTCATACCTAAAACTTGGTCAATAATATTGGCTAATATCACTATAGAAAAAATAAATATTTTTCTAGAAAAACCAAACAATGATTTTCTGCTCCACAAATTTTTATTTTTAATTGCTTTACCAATACCTGTAGCGATATCAACACCCATTAATATCATTAAAAAATACAACAATTTTAAATCCCCTGCATAAATAAATGTGTGGAACGCGTCTGTCTCTGTAAATCTCACTGTAACTTCCTCCATTTTCTTCACCTACTTTCTACATAATAAAAACCCCAAGCTTATGCTTGAGGTTCTGGGTAATCTTCATCAGTTATTTCTTTATATTCTTCGCTAGTTAAAGCCCCATATTTGGTATAAAAGGCAATGTCTTCGTTTGTATAACAATTCTTATCATAATATCGTTTGATAGATTCATAACTAGGATAACTCATCGTTAATTCCTTCTTTCAATTTATATATTTGTTTCATCATTTCTGCATTATCTTGTCCCAACTTTTCAACTTCTAACTGTGTAGTAAATAATTCAAGTTGTGTTTGTGCAGCGTCTTCTTCTTCTTTTGATGGCGTATACGGTTCTTTGGGTGGCTGATTGTTTTCCCATTCTTCTCTCGTAGATCCTATCCATTCAGTTCCGTCAAAATAAAAAGGACTATATATCCCTGATGTTGGTGGAATATCAGTCCATGATTCACTTGGATAAATGTATTCTCCATCTTCATCTTTTTCAAGAAGTAACGGTGTGCCATCATATAAATATATTTGCTTAATCATTTTGTCCTCCTAATCTATCCAAGAAAGTTCAGTATATATATAATCTAAACTTCCCCATTCATTTGAACTTGTGCCTTTATTAATTAATAAGACTACCGAACCATCTGTATAAATAGTCACAAACGCTATTGGTTTATTTGTCGGTGTACGAACAGGGAAAGTTTGCGCATATTTAACCATAGATGATGGTATCTTAGCTATTGTTTGACCATCTGCCATGTTGTTGCCATTTAACCTTAAATAATATTTTGGTACGCCACCGTTAATTATAGTTTTATAAGAACAAGAATATCCGTTTTTATCTTGATACTCTGTATTAGAATTTGCACCATTTAATAAGTTAAAATGAATCCATCCTGTGTCCGAGTGAGCTTGAGATACCTTTTCCCACTCAGACCATCCATCATAGTAATGTCTTACTACGATTTTATTTTGATAATATGGTTGGAATACATGTTTTATAGGAGAGTTTCCTATTCTTGTATACACTGTTAAAAATCCAGCTGAACTTACATCACTTGGTAAATTTGGTGTATTAGTTGTGTAGAAAAAACCTGTTTCTTTCATTTCATTAAGTTTTTCAATATCTGATTCTAAATCCACTATATTTATGGTGCCATCATCATTCGTTAAATTGTATTTCTGTAAATTTAAAGCATCAAAATCTGATTGCTTAACTTTATCACTCGTTTTGCTTTCCAAATCATCTTTGAAAGCTGTAAACTGTTCATCAATATTGCCTTTATACGCCTTAAAATCTTCTACTTTTAAAAATGTATCATTTTCTAACAATGCTTCTATTTCATTTTTACCATTCTCAATGATCATTTGAACATTGTCTTTATCTACACCTATAGCTTGTAAAGCATCCTCTTTAGCGTTATTTACTTTTGTCACATAATCTTCTAAATTTTTGATAGATTCTTGGATAGATAATACCCTTTGCTTAATCAAACTTTCTAAATCATCAAATTTTCGAATGTAACTTAATTTTGTATCACCTGATATTGTATTAATTAATGCGTCTTTGATAGAAAATTTAAAGGTCCTAACAACAACTGTGTCATCAGAACCTTTTCTATTAATAAATATTTCACCTGTCACTTCTCCAACGTGTGCTAACACATCGGTTGGCAATGTATAAGAAACAATGCCCTTCATTTCATTTTCAAATGTTAAGTTATCAACCTTTTTACTACCATCTGACGGAACTAATATAATTTGAGAATCTACATTAATTTCACTTAATAGCATAGGTTGGTTGTTTCTTTTAATTTGAAATACTAATTTTGAAGTGCCAATATCTTGGTTATAAAATTCAACATCTAACTTCTTGATATCTTGATAATGAGCTGTAATATCTAATTGTGTAGTCGCTATTTTGTTCATCGCCATGTTTCTTCCTCCTTATAAATCATATGAAATTCCGCTCAAACTTATATAACTTACAGCTTGAGTAGTATAAGTCACTTCAATATCGCCTGTAGTAGCACTTATTTTAACAATGCCGTATCCGCCATAACTTGATGAAGATAATGCACAGATAAATTGTTTATTTACTCTTGGTCTGTATTCTGGTGGTAGCGTTGCTACTTTTGCTGGTAATTCAGTACTTACATCCTCCACTTGTCCATCGATGATTTTAGTTCCATCAGGCAAGATTTTCATATAAGGTTTCATATTATAAAAAGAAGTAACGCCTTTCGCTAAAGGTAAATCTTCTGAGGGATTACCGTATTTAATTCTGTAATTTTTCCAAACTTTATCTGTAGTGTGCCAATAATAAAACATTTGATGCGTATAAGCTTTTGTATTACCTTGTAAAGTCATTACGAAAGTAAGGTTATTAGCATTTTCAATCACTATTTTTCTTGTAGGTTCAAAACTGTTTCCATCTAAATCTTTAACTTCGACTGCAGATGTATAAAATTCGAATCTAGGAAAATCAGTATTACTCATAAAGTCCAGTATTTTTACCATAGTGTCTAACTTATCGCCATTCAACGGATTATACATGTCTCCATCTGTTGAACGTGGGAATGATTTATTTGCATAATTTGATGTATTCATCGATGGTGTGGTAGCTGATGCCCTAGTAAAGTCTAAAGCGTTTGGACTAGTTGATTCTTCTTTAAATATAATGATGCCTTCTTTATCAGATGAATCCATATGTCTACTTTGATGAACTGTTATTGTATAAACAGAACCATCTTCACCAACTTGTACACCTTCAGATTCTATGATGTCGCAACCATAACCATTATCTTCAAGCACATCAATGAATCCTTGAGCAGATATTAAATGTTCACCTAATAAGGTTCCATTATTACTAAATTTCTTAATACCTTGATATCCCCAATAAGTTGGGTCTCCTTTTTTCGCATAACCACCCATATTAAAATAGACTTGTCCGTTACCTATCGCAAATCCTTGCCTTTTAGGAAGTTTGTTAGCATAACTTGTATTAAAGAACCCACCGTCAGTAATATCAAAAGCTACTGTGCCAATACGTTCAAAATCATCATCATACATTTCAAATACTGTTTTTGTTAATTTCGCACCTGTTGAAGCTGTTGGTGTAGTGACATACCAAATCCCACTATTATAGTTAAACTGCCATTCGACATTAACATCATATTCTTTTAAAGGCTCTAGCTGTGCCATTCTTTCTGGTGTTTGATCAATATTAAAACGTCCTAATACATGATTACGAGTTTTGACATATAAATAACGTATCCCGTTTTCATATTTAACTACTGTACCTTCGCCCCCTGCATTACCTGCAGCAAATACGGTTTTATATTCCAATGTGTCCATATCCCATACGGCTATCCAACGTCTACTATCGACTATAGTAGGACCACCCGAATAGTTAACAAAAATTTCTCGGCGTTGTTCATCTAACGCAAAAGATTGCGGGTAAATATACACATTGCCTGTTAAAACTACGATGTCTTCATAATCAGGAAATTTTAATGGTAATTGTTTCCAGACTTCCTTTTTATAAGAAGCATTCTGAGCTGCTTTATTCACTTGTAAGGATTCAACTTTTTGTTCATTATCTTTAACGATATTATCCAATGCTAATAAATCATGTTTTAATCTTTCAGATAAAGTTGGAAATGATTTTTTCTCATTTATCACTGACACTCTACTATCTCGTAATTCTTGTGTTTCATCACCAATAGCACCCAAGACTAAATTAGATGTTTGTGCACCTCTATATTTGGCTTCTTCTTCTAAATTCCATTGACCAAAGCTTATTTGATTCGCTTGATGGGCATTTTTTTGCGTTGTTTGATGTTGTTTGAATTCATCTTGATGATGATTATAGTATTTTTGAATTGCATAAAAATTACTAATCAATTGACCTCTAAGATCTTGACCAATTGCAATATTTAAATCTTTAATTAAGTTAATATTCATTTATTCATTCTCCTTCTCTATCCACGTGTATGATCCATAGATATAATCATCTTTCGTCCAATCATTTTTATCAGCTGCATTAAGAACAACTGCCATTCGCCCATTAGGTCTTAAAGATATTGTCGCAGGATATCTCTTGCCTGGTCCTCTGATTAACCATGATTGCGATTCCTTTGCAAAATCTTCTGGAAAGTTATGGATTGTCATGCCATCTGATAAATTAGATAAATTAATTTGTATTGTTTTGATTTTAATACCTAAAATCTCGATTACTCTGTATGAACAATCAAAACCATTTTCACCATCTGCTTTAAAGGCAGTATTAGCAGTCCCATTAATCGGCGCGAACTTTGTCCAACCTTCATAATTAATTAAACCTTTTAACAATTTTTCTGGATTACTAATAGCATCAGCATGCGTAGCAGCAAAATAAGCTTCTCCATTTTCATCTAATGGGTATTTAATTTCTGTTGGTTCATTCATCTACTAACACACTCCCTATTGAATCAGATGCCAATCGTGGCATAGTAAAAGACGACCCACTGAGCGAACCGCCTTTACCTAGATTATTTATTTTTTTAATTTTCCTACTGACTCCTTGTTGTATTTTTATAATATCTGTAGGTGAATTACTAAAATCAACATCAACTGGTTCGTTAACCAATGGATGTGATTGCGTGATTTTAACTACCTTCAAATCAAGATTGTAGCCCAATGGTTGATGGATAAAACGTATCTTGCTATTTTCTTTAATATCATCATTCTTTAAATAATGTTTTTCTTCAACAGAACCTAAGTAATTTGTAGATACTTCTATTGTCGGCTCATCATTCAATTCCGATTTTAGTTTTTCAACTAGTTCATCCTTATCTAAAACATTATCAGCAAATACCGTTGGTGCTTCTGACCATCCAAACTCTTCAGCGTTAGGAGATTTATATTCTGCGTAGGTATGATATAAATCACTACCTTTTAATACTGCAGTTAAATTTAAAGTTGTTGATTTTTCAGTGCCTACATACATCACTGGTGCTGTTTTATACTCTTTTACATTTGGGTCTGGACCAATAAACACTGCCTTAAATGTATGCTTCCCTTTACTTAAGTTACGCGCAATAACAATTGATTCTGTACGTGCAGTATGACTATAACAACTATATCTATCAATTTTTACATTATCGATATATACATCTAATAAACCACCACGAGATAATTTCTTTAACGACCAAGTTAATGTTTCATTGCCCCACTTACAATCAAATTCTTTAGAGTAACTTGCGCCTACTTCTTGTGTACGCCATGTACCTTCCTTAAAAAATTTGCCATTATAATTCAAATTAGGTGGTTTAACTGGATTATAATTTTTTGTTTCTGTTTTTGTTTTCTTTTTACCATATCCCTGAATATAAGTTTTAATGTCAGTTGTGGTTGTTGTAGCTTGTACTTCACTAGAATTGTATTTGTAGATTAATGGTATATCTGCTGCTTGATAAAACGTTTCCTCATCGTATATATAAATTTTCTTGTTGTCGGCATAATAAATATAATTGAATAGTTCTGCGCCTTCTGTGAGAAACTCCATGCCATTTTTATTGCCTAATTCATCAATAGCAACACGATTATTGAAATTACCTTTGATTTCATAAGTGAACCCTAATTTATTGTCCTTGAAACCAAATTCAAGAAATTGTTCAAGTGTCATTGTGGGTTTGTTATCTTCATCTGAATTTTCTTCATTGTTCATTTCTTCACTTTCCAAATCTTTTTGAATGTAATGGTTTTGAAATTCCATAAATATATGTTTTGCAGTCACATCATTAGATACAATTGCACCATCATATTTAATGGATGTTGACTTAACAACATATTCTTGACCCTTCCAAACTATCAACATTTCATTTAATAAAGTATCGAATAAATCTGAATTCATATAGGTTTTATAAATAGTGAAATCAATTGATCGCTCATTGTTTTTTTCATAATTAAGCTGCCAGGAACCGAAATCATAATCAACTAATATTTCTCCGAATGTACCTTTTTTATTTTTTAAAACCATGTCTCTCAATTTATTCACCTACCTATATATGAAAGGGAACACCCAATGTGTTTGAACATTACTGATATTCTCGCCTGTTATTTCAATTTCGTTAAAACCCTTATCTAATGTAAGCCACTGCCAATTAGTATCATTTCCGACACGTTTATTATTTATAAATGGATGCACGCCACTTATAGTTAAGGTTTGGTTACTTTTAATAGCTTTCTTATATTTGAATACATCACCCGTTGTTTTATTTGTTATCTTGAAACCTTTAGGACCATCTATATTAATCAACACTTTAAACTTATGTCTTAACAATGGGTTTATTACATCAGAAGAACCATTGTAAATTTTGAAACTTGTCTTATCATGTTTGTATTTAATTTCATCATCAGCTAACAATCCACCTTCAAACTGCCAATCTCCACTTGATAGGCTAAACTTATCAGTTTCTTTTAGTGATTCTGAATAACCTTTAATAACAACAAACGTAATTTTAAATGTGGCAAATGAATTAGTTAAATCATCATTTTCATTACTATCACAATAAACAGCATATTTTTTTCCTGGTGCATCTGAATGCCAAACATAATATGGTTCACGTCGGTATACGATATCTCTTATTTTTTGTTTATATAACCTTAAATCTTTTGTATCTAATCCTTTGAATGAAAAATTTAAAACCAAATTAAAAGGACCAAAATTAATTGGTCCTGATAATACACCGTCTGTTCCATTTATTTCCGTTGTATTTGCTTTGACTTCTACATCTTCTTCAATAAAATCTAAAAATTTCAAGTTGGGTGTATCGGTTAACTTTATATTAAAATCTTCATTAAATAATCTAACTTCTTTTTCCAAATTAGAAATTACCTCCTATGTTATATGCTGTCATTTTCAAACGTTCACCTTGTGCTTTACTTATTTGTCTTTCACTAGTACCTTTAGGTTGTTGTTCTATATTCGTAGTGCTCGCTACTATCTTAGTAAGCAATTCAACAGATTGTTCTAACTTACTAATAGTCTTATCTTGACGTTCAATCATTTGTTTATAATATTTAGCGTCATTGCTTTGCGTCACATAACCTTTACTAGGTTCATCGTTTTCTTTACTTCTAATTTGGTCAGCATATTGCTTAATTACATGGGCTACTGCAGATTGTGTTTTCCCGTAAATATCACTATTTACCACGCGTTCTATTGCAGCTACTGAAACATCATTAGGAATGACTTGTTCGCCACCACGCATGTTGATAATCTCTCCACCTTCTTCAAATACTTGGTTAAATCCACGCCTAGCATTGTTTGTACCTTTAGCGTATTTTCGTGCGCCTGTTGGACTCCAACCACCATTAGGATTGAATTGAGAACGCCATGATTTGTTATTAAAGAATGCTAATAACTGATCATAACCTGATTTAATGTTTGTGTGCCCTTTCATAGCATAGTTTCGGAAAGTTTGAGGTATATATTGTAATAAACCTTGTGCAGGGTTACCATTACGACTATTAACATCATCCACACCACTTTGCACTGCTCCTGCGTTACCACTAGATTCAGCATTAATAAGTGAAATGATATTATTTAAATCATTGCCTCTAAGTGTAACTCCCATGCGTTTAGCAGCTTTTTTAATATCTCCTGACCATGCAGAAGCTTTCTTGTTCTTACCGCCGCCGTTGTTCTTCTTCAACCAGTCCATAGGGTCCTCAGCTCTACCGTTCCATCTCATTTCATAGTGCAAATGTGGACCTGTTGAACTACCGGCTCCTGCTCCTTGTCTAGCTGGGTCTCCACCTGATAAACCAAGTTCATCACCAGGTTTAACTTTTTTAGGACCCATAAAGTTAAGTTTAGATAAGTGGCCATATATCACTTCCATAATGCCTGATTTAACAGACATCATGTTACCAAAACCACCGTTATATCCTTTTGAACCAGTCGCAGTTCCCGAAGTAGTAGAGCGCACTTTAGTTCCATAAGGATAATTTAAATCTATTCCATGGTGGGCTCTTGCAAATGGATAGCCTTGAGCTAATGCTTCCGATGGCGTTCTAGCAAATCCAAAGTTTATACCTCTAGATAAGTCTAAATAACCACTATCTCCATCTCCTGAATCATCGAACCAACCAGTTACTAATTCTTTAAGCCCTTTTTTCAGACCATTATAACCAAACTCCATTGTTCCGCCCATAGCACCTTTAATGCTTGAGAAGTCTACACCAAAATGTTTTAATACTTTGTTAATTAGCTTGCCTGGATTCTTAGCATAATCCCAAATATCACCAATAGCTTTACTAAAACCATCTTTAGCTTTCTTGGCTTTATCCTTAGTCCAATCCCAAGCATCAGTAATTACATTTCCCCCAGCGTTACCAGAGTTTTTTGGAACATACATATCACCAGTTGGCGCTTCATCTTTCTTACGTTTTTTACTATCTTTTAATAATGTACCTGTAGATAGATGTGGGAGAATTGATTTAGATTGAGCGCCGTTATAAACTGCGTCTCCACGTTTAAGACTGACACGCTTATTATTTCCTTTAGGTTGTTCAATCTTGCCGTTTCTACGGTGAATAAGTTCTTTATGACCGTTTGATCCAGAAGCATTACCGATACCTTTGTCATTTACAATGGCCTTAGTAGATTTAGTCAATCTGCCTTGCGAGTCAGTACTTACACCTGGATTAGCGCCTGTACCTGTAGAAAGTTTAGGAATCTTTTTCTTGATAAGTTTTTTATTCATAATCTTATCTGAAAGTGTATTTATCCCATCTATCATTTTGTTAAGTCCTGCGATAGCGCCATTTGCTACAGATTTACCGAGATTAGTAGCAACTTTCTTGAAACCATTCTTAGCTTTAGTGATAAACCCTTTAAGTTTGTTGAGCCATTCCACACCTTTGTTGTACATAGCTTTGAAACCATTAACTACTCCATCTTTAGCACCTTTAGCTAAATCAACAACAGATTTCTTCAAGTTTTTCCACTTGTTCACAACTGAATTCTTCAAATTCTGTGTGATGCTTTTAGCTGTATTAAATAAAGATTTAAAGATCCCTTTGATTCCTGACCAAAGTTGCTTAGCTATACTTACTACGGTATTCTTCAAAATTCGCCATAATTTAACTATTGCATTCTTCAGAGCTTTAGTAATATTTTGTAGATTCTTTCTCATTCCTGAGAAGTTACCTTTTAGTAAATTAGATAAAGCTTTAGCAATATTAACTACTACAGTTTTCATAGTTCGGAAAATTACAGATACTGCTTTTTTTAATCCAGAGAAAATTGTTCTAATTACGTTAGACATCGTTTTAAATGTTTTAGGTATAATTTTTCGGATTAAAGCAACTGGATTAGTAATTGCCAGTTTAATATTCGACCAAACAGCTTTAGTAAATTTCCAAATACTACTGAAAGTATTACGCATGAATTTTGATATCCAACCAAATATTTTCTTAACGATTCCCCAAATAGAACTTAGTATTCCTGAAAAAGTGGCTTTTACAGAACCTAATGATTTGGTTACTACACCTTTGATTAATCCAAGACCTAACTTGAATACTCCAAATATTTTACCAACAAACCATAATTGGATAAGGTTCCAAATGAACTTCACTGCGCCTGAAAAGAGTTGTTTAACTCCTTCCCACATTTTGGAGAAGTCACCAGTGAATAATCCTATGAATATCTTAACTGTTCCCATGATTACATCTAATGCGCCAGTAATTACTCCTTTAATATTATTCCAAGTAGAAACTACTAATGCCTTTATTACAGTCCAACCTACTTTAAAGATTGCTTGGATACCTGGCATGATAAATTGAATGAAAGAAAGTATCCCACCAAACACAGTTTTAAATAATGAACCTATACCTGAGATTAGTGGTTTTATGAAATTCCAAACAGCTATGAATCCAGTTTTGATATTATTTAGTGCCTCCATAAATTGAGGACCATTTTCAGCCCAAAATTGACCGAAAGTTTTAGCAAGTTGACGACCAAAGGAAGCAATTGCATTGCCTACTGGTGTTAGAACAGTTTTGATTCCATTCCACAGTAATTTGAAACCTGTTATTACACTTTGTAGCGCTCCATTCACTATATTTCTAAATGTTTCTGATTTCTTATAAGCAATAACCAAGCCAGCCCCAAGCGCTGCAACAACAGCTATCACTAATCCCCATGGACCAAGCATAAATGTAGCTGCAGAACCTATCCCTCTTAATGCTGTACCTAATAACGGTGATACTTTAGCTACACCACTTGCTACACCAGAGAAATATTTCATTATTCCACCGGCTTTTGTAATACCTACTATCAATGGACCTAAAGTAGTCATAACGCTACCTAATGCAGCTGTAAACATTCCTGTGACTAAAACAATCGGACCAATTGCAGCTGCTAATGTTCCAAAAGCTACTATTGTGCCCTGTAACCAACTAGGCATATTAGCAAACTTAGTTGCTAAACTTGCAATAGCATCTGCTGCTTTTCTTAAAAATGGCGCTAATACATCACCTATACTAATAGCTAATGATTCGACAGCTGATTTCATTTTACGAAATGAACCACCGATACCACTTTCCATTTCTTTGGACATTCTTTTAGATGCCCCTTTTGAGCCATCAATTGATTTAGTAAGTTTGTTGTAATCTTCTTCTGAAGCGTTAACCACTGCTAATGCTCCACTCATTGATTCTTTACCAAATATAGTTGCTGCAGCTGCGGCTTGTTGGTCTTTAGATAAACCACTCATTTTTCCTCTCAACTGATCAACTACATCGCGCATTGGTAACATTTCGCCATTACTATCTGTAATTGATATACCGAGTTCGTCCATCTTATCTTTCATTGCTTTGGTTGGTTTTGCAAGGTTAGTAAACATTGTACGTAACGCTGTACCAGCTTTTTCACCTTTAATACCCGCATTACTCATTAAACCTATAGCGATAGACGTGTCTTCCACACTATAACCTAATGCGCCTGCTACTGGTGCAGCATATTTAAATGCTTCACCTAATCCTGTAACATTTGTATTAGCTTTTGAACTTGTTTGTGCTAATACATCGGCAAATTTCCCACTGTCTTCAGCTTTCATACCAAAGGCGGTGAGAGAATCGGTTACGATATCACTTACTTGTCCTAAATCTTCACCAGATGCAGCTGCTAAATCCATAACGCCACTTATACCAGACATCATTTCTTTTGAATCCCAGCCGGCTAAAGCCATAAAATTCAGAGCATCTGCAGACTCACTCGCGCTAAATTTAGTTTTAGCTCCCATTTCAAGCGCTTTGTCGCTTAATTGTTTAAACTCTCCTCCAGTAGCACCAGAAGTAGCTTTAACTTTACGCATAGAGTCATCAAAATCAACACTCTTCTTTGCCGCTAAACCAAATCCAGCTGCAATAGGTGCTGTCACACTCATGGACATTGAACGTCCTACAGATTTCATTGAATCGCCTACGTTTTTTAGTTTTGGACCCATATCAGTAAAAGTCTTTCCTAATCTCCCAAAACTACTGTTAGAAACTCTTGCCGCTGCTTGAGACTCCTTTTGAAATTTTTTAAAACCATCAACAGTATTATCCAATTCTTTTTCTAAATAATTCAGAGTATCAGCCTGTTTATTATATTCTGTTCTTAATCGTGCAGCTTTAGCGCTATTTGCACCTTGTTCTTTCGCTGTTTGTTGGTACTGTTTGCGTAACTCTTTTACATTATTTCTTTGTTGTTTGGTGGCTCCATCAAGTTCACGAATTCTATTTTTATATGATGTCATAGATTTCTCGGAATTTTTGAAATTATTTTTAGATAACTTCAAATCAGAATTTAAAGTTTTAAAACTACGTCTAACTCCAGCAAGCGTGGCCCCAACGCCCATATCTTTCATGGATAGATCTATTTGTAATCCTTTTATCCTTTCTGCCATAATTCCACCTCCCTACTTATAAATTGGTGAACGCATCTAACATACTGTCTTTCTTTTCAACCTTCTTAACTGGTTTGGCACCATCTTCGACAACGTCCATAAAAAAAGAAAAGGGCATGTCCAAAACATCATTGATGTCTTTACCGCCCTTTTTCATCATGTCGTACGCTACTTTCTTTAAATTTTGTTTATGCTCCGACCATGTAATACTTTTGTTTTTTAAATCATCTTCGCTAATTGCTTTTTTCTGTCTTCATCCATTTGACCTGCTGCAACGAACTGAACTTGTGCTCTAATTTCATCATTAGCATTCGGTGAATGTAAACGGTCTAAAAGGTCATCACGTGTAAACTGTTTTTTGTAGATATCAACTAAGAAATCAAGCATACGATCTAACATATCTTTCTCACTTAATTCCTTACCATCTTCTGTTTTGCCTTCCATAATATCTGTAGCTTCATATGTTTTACGATAAGGAATGAAATTAGATGTGAAATAAGTATCAAATTGGAAATTACCATTCTTATCTTCTACTGCGTTATCTTCTTTATCTAACTGAACTAAACGGATATAATTAATTTTTGACATTTGTAAAACTCCTTTGATTTTGTATTTTTATTTGCAAATAAAAAGAGGGCAAAAGCCCTCATGTTTAATCTTCTACTTTTTTAATTAACTGTTTCTTTTGTCTGTTTTCACTAGATGTTAATTCTAAGATACGTTCTTCTTCTATCTTCTTATTAGTAGGTCTAGGGAATGTTTGACCCTTTTTATATAACTTATTCTTATCTTGTAAATCTTTAAAAGTATGAGTAACTTCATATTTAGCCATTTATAAAACCTCCTATATTTTTATGCACCAATATCTTCATTTGATGGCTCTTCAGTTGGCTGTTCTTCATTTTGGCTTGCATTAGGGTGTGGCACACCAAACACTTTCTTCCAAATAGCATCACGCATAGTAGTAGAACCTTTTTCATCGCGACCAAGTAACATAGTTTGTTCATTTTCAAATCCTTCAACTTCAGCTTGCATAAATTCTCCTGTAGATTGATCTTGTGAAAATTCAACGCCATCTTCTTTGGTCTGCCCAGACATTTCAGGGAATGTAAACATACCTTTTAATAATCCAACATATTCAGAGGCACCAGATTCTGTAGTCTTTTCAAAAATTACTGACACATAAGGCGGTGTGTTGTTACCTACGCCTAAAATGCCTTCTTCTGATTTATCTAGTCCAAATAACACTTCTCTATCTTCGATTGGTAAGTGATGGAATGTTGATTCCAACTCTACAGTTCCATTTGATACTGCTAATTCGGCAACCACATTGTCTCCGTATCCTTTTTCAATTGATTGCTCTTTTGATACTGAAATTTCTTGTAAATACTTAATTGCTTGTGGTTCCGTTACACTAACTACATTGCTTGAATTTAAAGGTTTATAATGAAATCCTCTAATTCCTGTAAATGAATTATATTTTCTAGCCATTGTAATTCCTCCTATAAATTTAATTCAGAACGATAAAAGGTCCCCTCGTATCTACGAGCGGACCTGTATATTTTTAATTCTCTATCGTATTCTGGTTTTGAGTTTGCTGTATTTTCCATTTGTAACTTTTCTTTCATCAACCTAGATATATGATAACTAAGCTGGTTTCTAACATAATAAGCTTGATATTCTTCTGACTCTGGCACAAATAAGTCAATTTGTACCAAGTAACTTAAAGCCATATTATCGTTATCCGCATATTCAATGGGTAAAGTGTCATCTATTTCACTCATGACAATATAGGGTTTAGATGCATCAGAGGGCTCTGGGTATTCATAGAATTTAATTCTTTTTCCTACTTTTTCTATAACTTGATTCTCGTTGATTAGCATATTATAAATGTCCATTAAAATATCCCTCATCTATTTCACCCTTTCTCTAATCGTCTTTTAACTACTTTAAAATAAGTATCTCTACCACTTCTTAAAGCTCTATCAATTGCACCTTTACCACGTGGATTAGGGTTTTTGATAGTGCCGAACTCATTCAAATGCACAATTTGATAACGATTTTTAGGGCCTTTCCAGTGTATTTTAATTGTGCGAACGCCATTTAAAGTGTATGGTTTTGATGCTGTAACTTCATCGTGACTCGCACCTGTATCTTCAAATGATTCAAAGTTATTCTTAATCGTTTTTACAATCACTTGCCCACCAGCTATTAAAGCTTCATCGGTTATTTGTCGCATTTTTTTCGTTCCATACTTTTGTTCTAATGCTTTTTCGATTTCTTTCATGCCCTTTAATTTAATTGTCATTAGCGACACCTACAACCTTAATAATCTCTTTATTACTAGAATTGGGTGCAAAGTCAATGACTCTAAATGTCAAATCTTGATAAAGACCATGAACCAACTCAAAAGTATCTGAGTGATTAATACGATAATCAGAATGAGGGTTTCTAAAGTTAATCGTAACTTTATTTATACCTGTAATATTGCTTGTTTTTTCTAAGTCCTTTGTTGAACTTTCATAAACTTCACAAAGCGTAGTGAAAACATCGGTTGCTTTACTACTACCAGGCAAAGGCCCTTCATTTTCAACCATACGAAAAAAAGTAACGGGAACTCTAAGGTCACCGTTACTTATTTCTGGGGGTTTATAACTTTTCTTCATAATCAACCTCCTTCATATTTTCTAAAGCAAAAGAAGTGATTTGTGATAAAAAGTTTTCGTGAAAATATTCTAATACATCATTGTAAGCGTATCTTGTACGTTCATATACTAGTTCTGTGCCTCTTAAATTTTCTCCTAATACAAAATCTTGACAACGAATTTTAATATCTTCGTATGATTGTTCAAGTAATGATTTAATATGATTATCTTCGAACTTATGAAATATCTTTAATCGTCGTTTCATTTCATCGATTTGTATTTGAGTGATCATTTAATCACTCCTTTCTATTAAGCTCCTACATCTTCTGGTGTTTCTTCAGAAACATCTTCGGTTACCGTTACTTCTTCAAATGTATAAACTTCAGCTACTTTATTATCATCTGGCATACCGTGTGCGTATTGCTTCGCAATATAAACATTAGCATCTTCTAAAGCTAATACTTCACCGTATTCTCTTACTTGTGTAGCTCCTTTATACATTGCGTAATAACGAGATGGCACAAACGCGATAATTTTACCCGTTTCAACAAATTCTGATGGTACGATATCAAGATTAAATGGTAAAGAAGTGACCCATTGTCCAGTAGCGTTTTGAATCGTATATTTTGCTTGAATAGCAAATAATTGGTCAGGGTTAACAAGCAATGAAACTTTACCAGAAACATTGATACGTTTACCATTTTCTTTTACAGATAAAGAATTCATCAATTTAGATAATTCTGAAACTGTTGTTTTTGCATCAGCAAATGTTAATGTTCCTTTTTCTGTTTTATCTGCTACAGATGTAATGTTTCCATCATCATCTTTAACCATATCTTTAATTAGCCCAACCGGCTGATTTTGAACAGAACCATTACCTTTTACAATGCCTTCTTCTAATTTTGTTCCCATTGCTTCTGCTAATTGCATTCTTACATAGCGTTCAATCCATTCTGGACCAAAAGTAAGCAAATCTTTAGGTACAATGGCAAATGCTGTTAATTTATTTTGAGAAAATGTATATTCTCTGAAGTTCGCTTGAATCTGCCCTTGTATTTTACCGAAAATCTCGCCCCACATCGCTGCTCCATCAGGATCACCGGCAATAATACGTGTTTTAACCCCTGCTAACTGAAAATTAATTTTAGATAACAACGGGCGCTGTTCTTGCATATCTTCAAATACACGTAAAACAGTAGATTCAGGTAAAATAAGTTCCTCTTTATAAGTATCTAAATTTGCTTCATCCTCTACTAAGTTCGAAAAGAAACGATTTTCTTCAGCAGTTAAAATGTTTTCCCCACGGTTCATACGGACTTGTTTATCAGTAGTTGTGTTATGAACTTCATCACGTGCTTCTTTTAGCACCTCGTCGTGTAAGCTTTGAGAAAAGGCGTTCATATATTCAGCGTACTTGTTTTCCACTACCTCTTGGTCTTCTTCATTACGTACTGCATTAAAATATTCATTCTTTAAGTTTTCAACATCTTTGTTGATTGTATCTTTGAATTTCATCGTCATATTGTTTCCTCCTATAAAATCCTTTTTGTTTTAGGTTTATCTTTTTGATTTTTAAATACTTCATTTGTTAAATTTTCTACTTGCTCTCTTAAAGCAATAATTTCAGCGTTATTTTCCACTTTAGATTCTTTAGGTGTTTCAACCTTTTCTTTCGTCTTGTCGGCAAAACCTTTGTCTACTGCGTCTTTAGCTGTAAACCAAGTTTCCTCAGCCATCATTTGGGAAATTTCTTCACGATCTAAATTTGTTTTTTCTTGGTAAATATCCACAATGGATTCATCAATCGTTTCTAAAGCATTTAGCGTTTTTTTAATATCGGCTTTATTACCAATAGCTAAAGTTGCAGCTTCGTGAATCATGATTGACGCACCTTTTTCCATAACAATAGAGTCAGCAGCCATGGCAATAATTGAAGCAGCACTTGCAGCTAAAGCTGTAACTTCAACAGTGATGTTAGAGGGATGATTCTTAAGATAGTTGTGTATTTCAATCCCTTGAAAAACATCTCCGCCTGGACTATTCAACCTAATAACAACGTCTTTACCTACATCGTCTAGAACATTTGCAATATCTGTACTATTAATAGTTTCATCTGCAAATATCGAAGCTTCTGCAACGGGTCCTCCTAAAGTGAGAATGACTTTATCGTCTTGTACTTCATTCTTAAACGAATATTTAGACGTTGCTTTGATTAGTTCCTTTTTCGTCTTCATTATCAGTCTCACCTCCTTCCGTTGAATCTTCTTTCTCATAGTTTTTAGTCAAAATAAAACGGTCTCCACCTTCTACAGGTTCGAGACCGAGCATTTCACGCACTTCATTTTGCCTTGCTGCACTTGAAGATAATAATTTATCTACTTTTTCCGCGTTCTTAATAGGATCTACTTTGTTTATGCCTATCACTTTGACACATTTCCCTTTTAAATATTCTTGTTCTGTGAAAAATTTACTATTTAATTCATCTTCAATTTTAGCTACAAGTGGATTAATACAGAAATCAATATAAGCTTCCATAGCATTACTTAGGTCTGCCACATCTCCATGAATAAGATTGGACGGTATACCAATGATTTTAGCTACATCATCAATAAATAAACGTTTAACTTTTTGTAAGTTTTCTGCGCCATTATCCGTGCCATTAGCATTATCTTTTGATAACTCATCATAATCAAACCCTGGTACCTGCGGAACAATTGCAACACCATTGTTTTTGAATTGACTATAAATTTTATCGATATATTTCTGTAACCTTGTCATTTTCTTATCATCTAACTGACCACCACCACTATTAACGCTAACAATACCTCTAATTTGGTTTTTACGTAGTTGTGTATCCATCATACGACCAAATAACTCACCATAATCACTAAACAATCCGTCTACGAATCTTTGAAGTTTATCATTGTTGTAATTAAGATATATCACTTCATTCATTTTAAAATTACGTTTGAATGAATAATCTTTAACTATTACATCTTTAAATAAGTCATCATATACTGCATATTTTTCCCTATAGAAATCATCAGCGATTAGTAAATCGTCACTATCAGTCTTTATAATTAATACCTCATTGTCATACACAAGTTTATAAATAACTTTATGCCAAAAGTCAGAAGCACTAGAATCTGTATTAGGTCGTACATTCAATTTGTAATACAACTTATCTTTAATTAATTCTTGACCATCTTTAACCCAAAATTCTGATTGGCTAAAAGTACGCGCGATGAAATTAATAGAGGTTTCAAGTGCTATACGTTTCAAATAAGCCCTACTAGCAGGGTCATCACCCCAATTTAAATCTAGCATATCCTTCAACTCTAAATTCCTTTTAAATACTGTATCGAATATTCCCAATAAATCACCTCCTAACTAGAAATTTAATTTATCTAATAAATCGAATGCTTGATTTAAATCGATTTCCTCTATTTCATCTACACTATATAAAGCATGTAAGAATGCATGGAATCCATCGGTTTTTCTTCTGTGTTCATCTTTTTTAATAAATTCTTTATTACCGTCTTTCTTAACTTGCACTGCTACATTATTTGTATACCAACGCATTAATGGATTATCACCATAAATAACTCGATGGTTAGCGAACAACGTTTCTATACGTGGCGCCAATTTACTATGAACGCCTCTAGGGTTACGTAAAACCTCTATATCAAAACCTGCTTCTTCAAACAATGGACGCATTAAATCCATACGGAAGTTATCGGCTACTACTTTTTGAATTGCGTACTTCTTACGCATTTCTATAAACCAATTAACAATATGAGCAGGATTGATTGAAGGTTCATCAACAATGGTTAAATGCCCCTCTTTTTCCCATTGTTTAATTGGTGGCTTAAGCTTAGCTTCGTCTAAGTACCCTTTACGAGCAAATGAGTGTGATATCCACACCACATCATCGCCTTGTTTAAATAACAACCCGACTGCTGCAAAGTCTTTAATACTCGCATAGTCAACACCACCAATAGCTGTTTTATTGCTCAATGGCGGTATATTACGAGTTGTAGCCAATACATCATCACGAGACGCTACAATCTTACTTGAATCTTCTTCAGGTAAGTTCATACGTTTGGTTATAAAGTTTTCATATCCACTAGGACTGTGCGCTAAATCTTTATATTGATTCAATACTTTTCGATAAAGTCTTTTGCCATAATCACTAATAGGTTCTTCAAACATTGGATTAGCTTTAGACCAAGTTGTCGGGTCATCTTTCTCCTCTTTATGATCTAACCTACAAATAAATGGAAATAATCTATCATCTGGAGAACGACCTTCAAGAATATCTTTAGAACGGTCTTTCAATTTATCTAAAAAACCTTCTCTAACAAATCCGTCTGTACCTATAAAAAATTCTCTAGGGTGCTTAACTTTACCAAGCCCACTAGAGAATACGTCTACTATGTCATTATTTTCATATCTGTGAATCTCATCATAAATGATAAAACCTTCACGCCCACCGTCTTTACTACCAGCATTACTTGTTGCAAATTCAAATTTACTACTTGTAACTTCAGAAGTTATTCTTTGCTTAGTTAAATCAAAGAAACCTTCGCCTTCTTCATCATTAATTTTTCCACTATAAAGGTTATGCTTAATTATTTGCCTATGCATTTCTTCAAATGATGTTTTAGCTTGTTTTTCTGTGTTCGCAACAACTGTGCCATCATAATTATCAACGCCATGTAGTTCACTTATTAAATAATTCGACAATGCGCTAATCAGACCATTTTTACCAGCTCCACGTGCTACTAACCAAAAGAATTGTTCGAAGTATAATTCATCTTCTTCATCAAACAAAAAAATGAAAGCAATTAGAAACTTTTGAAATGGTTGTAATTTGAAATAGAATTTTTCTGTAAAAGCAATACACTTTTCAATTTGTTCATCATCAAAATATAATCCTTCTCTATACAAAACGTTAAGTTCTAAATGATCTATTAATTTAATTCGGTCACTATTTAAGTTTATTTCGCCATTTTTATATTTATCTATGTACCGTTGAACATATTTATTTACCTTGGTCATAATAAACTTCTTCCTTTCTCCTTCACTTCTTGTGCTACATCTTCAGGCAACAACCGCGTAAGTTGTTGTATGATTTTCTGATAAGCACCATCACGAGAGTTAAAAAGTTTGGCTATTGGTCGTTCACGTTCGTATGGAGGGGCATTTTCTGATTGAGTGAATAACTCGTAATCACCTTTTTCTTGGATATCTAACCAAGCATCATCAAGTAACACACGCATTCTTGCTGCTTGCATAATTAACCCTTGTGCTACTCTCTTTTTATCATCCGGTATAGATTGAAAAACTTTGTCTAATCGTTTCTTTTCTTTATCTACTCGTGCTTCATGTTCTTGAATTTGTTGTTCATCTCTTTCCACAGTTATCACCTCTTTTCTTTTATGTATTTAGGGAGGGGGGTTATACGCGATAATCGTTAGCAAATGTCGAGAAAAGACCCCCACCTCGTTCCCCGAGGTTAAAATAAAATTAAAAATATTTTGGCGGGGGGATTAATATTAAAAAAATAATATTTAAAAATAAGTTTTAAAAAATTTACCACCATTCATCATTCCAATTATCTTTTTTCTTTTTATAAATGTTTCTATCGTGATGATTTTCGTGACAAGCAAAGCAAACTGTAACTAAGTTATCTATATCTAACGCTAAGTCCGGTCTGTCTTTTAGCTCTTGTTTATGATGGACAATTAATCTCGTGTCTTTAGATGTAACTACTTTGCCTTTATCCTTACACCACTGACACTCATCATTATCAATCTCACGCCTTATCGCCTTTATGTCTTTCCATTCTCTCTTCTTATAAAATCTCTTACGATCATTCACATCTTTATAGTTAATATCATCTATCATATGTAATCACCTTATCTTTATTAATGAATGACATATGCTAACTCATATCAACACTACGAGCATGACTAATAGTTATGTGTTTGGAGTTCATGTGTAGTGTTCATATCAATAAGCACAAAAGAAAGACACACCACTATGTGATGTGCCTCAATATAATATAGTATTTGTTAAAGTGTTCGAAGTACAAAGCTTAACTGTAACGATACAATAGCTTATACTAACATATTACCCTGTTGACAATGCGCACTTCTACTATGTCGGAAGTGCGGTTACTCAAAGTTAATCCAACCAATACGTTCTGCTGTATCTCTCATAATCTTATTACGCATTCTTAGTGTTGCATCCCTACTTATAATCTTATCGTCATTCCTACGTTTAGTTAGTTCATGTGCTATATCTGGCCACTCATACACCGTTAAGTCTTTCTCCCAATATCTGTACTGTATAATAACTTTCTGTTCATCAGTAGCTTTATTATATACATCTTCAACAGCTTGAACTGTAGCTTGTAAGTTACGATACTTATTATCTTTATGTAACTTAATAACTTCGTTCTCTACTGGACTACTTACAAGATTAGACTTTCCTCCGCCAACATTTGTATCTTGTGGTTGATAAAGCAGTTCATATCTTCTATATGCTAACTGCCCTTTTAATTCATCATAGTTAGTCCAATACTCTTCTAATTTTGGGATGTCTGCTTTACCTAGTTTCATCTAATGCCTCCAGTTACTTCTTATTAATGTATGCTTGTATATAATTCTTCAAGTGTGCATTCTCATATTTTAGTTTAGATATGATATCTTCTTTAACACTACTTATTATAATAAATGCTAATGCTATGATTGCTAGTACAATTGCTGTCAGTGTCCAAAACATTATTTGCTCACCTCGTATTTCTCTGCACCTTTTTCTTCTATCACTACATCGCTATTCATCACTTGCACACGCTTGCCATCTACATTAATAACTAATGCGCCACCTTCGTTATATTTAGTTCTTACGTTATCTCCCTTATATTGTTTAACTACATCACCCGTTTTGCTATAAACAGTGACTGTTCTCTCTAATCCTTTCGTATCGCTCTCATGATCTTTCTTCGCATCATCTAACCAAGTACAACCACCTAAAAATATTGTTAATAATAATGTTGCTGCTAATACTAATTTTTTCATCTTCTAGTCTCCTTAATATTTTTTCCATCCATCTATTTCATAGTCCGTTGGTGTTTTATCTATCATGTCATTAGCTTGTTTACGACAAATGATTTCGTATGTTATTTCTTTGCTTAGTTCATATAGCGCTATGATTAATAATGTTTTAAATATACGTTTCATTCCACTCACTGTCCTTTATTTAAATTTTGGTACTTTCTTATTAGAATTCAATATTGCGTGCATTTCCTCTTTCGTAAATACAGGTTGTTTTTGTTCTGCTATCCTCTCAGCTTCTTCCTTACTCTCTGCCTCAACCACAGTAAACGTTTCATTCTCACGTGCTTTAATCGTTTCAGTAAATTTATATCCGTTTGAATCTGTTAATGTTCGTATTAGATATTGCATTCAATCACTATCCTTCTAACAATTTTGTTATGTTATTTAAATTATATTTACTTAGTTATATTTGTTTGATAATGTTCTTATTAATAAACAACAAGGAGACGTTTAATATGAATAATCAATCAACTCAATCAGAAAAGTTATTAGCCGCATTATCATATTTCAGTGTATTTTTTGCGCCAATTTTATTCCCTATTATCGTGTGGATATTAGCGGACAAACCTGTTTCTACTCACGCTAAAAAGTCTTTAGCTTATCACATTTTGCCATACATCCTTATGCTTGTAGGTGCATGTTTAATTGGCTTAAGTGAATCTAATTCTAACAACGCGCTAGGTATAACTTTAATTGTTATAGCCGTTATTGCTTTTATCGGTGCAGTTTATTACGTTATATATAACTTATATTGTGGTATCAAAGTGCTATTAAAAGAAAATTTATAATTCCTAGCCCCTAATCAGGGGCTTTTTTATTTCCCCAACACCTCTTTAACTTTTTGTAGTATGTCTTTATCTTGTTCCACTTGAACCGAAACCGTTTTGCCCTCTTGCTGTTTCACTTTCAAATTCCTCCACTGTCTCTAACTCTGGTGTCCATATTGGTACGATAACTAACTGAGCTAGTCGGTCGCCTTTGTTTATTAAGTAGCACCCCTCCATAACTAAGTTCTCATCTGTTTTAGATCGTTCAATATATTCGCCATCTATTCCAAGAGGTGACCAATGAAAGTTATAACTATTCCAATTCTCTAGTGACTCCACATCATTCTTAACATTAATCTTCATATGACCTTGATAGCCTGCGTCAACCTTGCCTGTCTCAACTACAAGGTGCGTCTTACTACTCACACCACTTCTACTTGTCAGTAATCCCACATAGCCTTTAGGTATATTCACTGCTAGATCAGTAGCAACTAATGCTTTCTGTTGTGGTTCAAGTATTACTGTTTCTGCTGCGTATATGTCATAACCCGCACTTAAATCATCTGCTCGTTTAGGTTTAGTTGCGTTATCGCTTAGTAGTTTGATTTCTAGTGTGTTAGTCATTTTGTTCATCCTCAGTTTTGTAAAAATTATCACTTAAAAATTCTTCCAACATATCTTCTTGATGTGGTTTCAATTCAATACCTTGTCTTTCTCCTACAAGTAAAACTAATGCCATTTCCATCGCCTGCATTCTCTCTTCTTTCATTCCTTAATCCCTCCATTACTTTCGTGTTATGCGCTTTATCCTCTGGCAATACCGCTACAATAAAACTGCGCGAATTTACAGACTTTAAGAATCTTCGAAATCCGTAATATTTTAATAACTGTGCCATTTCCACTGTGTTCATCCCACAAGTGTTATATTTGTACCTAATATTTATCGTGTCGGATAGGATCATAGCGCTAACTCTTTTTCTATCTCTGCAATGCTTACTTTTTCTCCATAAAGCCAATTATCTTTAACTATCTTTTTATATGAATTTGATGATATTTTAGTTATAGATTCTTTACTCACATCTAATTTTTCAGCACATTCACTTCTAGTTCCACCACATATTATTTCTTCTCCGCGATATATAACATACTCATATCTAGCTTGACGTCCCATCGTATCCACTTCCTATCGCTATATCATAAGTATCATCAATTACTTTTGTGTATTCTCCCATTTCAACTACTGCCTGTGGTTCTCCATCGTTGTATATCAATTCTTTTACCACACCATATTCTGATAAAGTTTGATCTTGTTTTATAAACCAAACGGTATTACCAGCTTCTAATTGATTTATGCGCATTTACTTAACCACCTTCGGAAAAATGTTATTTTCTGATAAGTGTTCGAGCCACTTACCTCTACACTTAGCTTTTTCAATCATTACTAATCTCTCATGCTCTTTACGCTGCTTTTCTTCCTCGCGCATTGCTTTACGTTCAGAACGCTCTCTATCCTCACGTTTTATTCTTGCTAAACCTTCCTCATACTCAACTTTATTTATATGATTTTTGAGTGTAGATACTCCACTTTTTAATTTTTTTCTTATCATATCGTAAGAAATTCCTAAATTTAATGTTTCCTTATAATCATCAACCGGTACTAAATACTCTACATTTTCGATTATCAATGTATAGCATAGTTCTCCGTCTTTCATTTTCTTAGTCTTTATTCTTTTAGCCATTTTATCTTTCCTCCACATTATCAATATCTATTACTGTTCCATCTGTATAATCATTCGGTTGTTTAAATAAATCGTCTGCTATACGATCTATGAAATCTTGTCTTGTTTCATGCTTCTTCTGACTATCTGTTACGCGCTTTTCGAATTTAACTGTGTATCTTATTGTTACCGTTTCTTCATTGATAAGAATCACCTTCTATATCTAAATGCATAATTATTTTTGGTTCTTCTGCATACTTCTTAAAACTTCTAATCTCTACTATCTGATTATCGTCATTCCATAAGTGTCCGTTCGCTGCATCTAAAACTGTTTTAATTAAGTTATCTATATCTGGTTTAGTTCTCTTATATTTTCCTACCATTGCTACATGTTTTTTCTTACTCCATGACTTCAACAAAGGAAAGTGAAACTCTATCGTTAACTTAATTGGTTCATCAATCATTAATTTCGGTAATTGTTCTTTAATAAAATCTTTATGATTCATATACTTATCTGGCATATAAGTGTGAACATACTTTCCTACACTTCTAAATCTAGGTCTAGGTGAACCCATTGGTGCTTCGTAACCTTTTCTGTCATTAAATTTAATCTCTATATGTTCCATCTGTTCACCTCTACAAGTAATCAAATATGTTCGTTTGATCTGCTCTAATTAATTTAAATTCTCTCGTTATTTCTTCTAATCTTTGGTTAGTAATAATGTATTCATCTAAGCCAAAATGTTTATATAATCCAAAAACTCTATTGTTATTTCCGCTCAATGGGATAACCTCTATAGTTTTGTTACTATTACTTTGTTTTAATTGGTATTCAGTGCTTAATCCCACTTACTTCACCTCGTTTATATCCGGTCGTGTATGGCGTTCTGCTTTCTTTAGGTACAAAATATCGTTTAGCTTTTCAACGTCTCCATTTGCATACTCTATAAACTTCTTAGCGTATGAATCACTTATATTTGGAGTTCCTAACATATCTTTTACATATTCAATAGTTATCAAAAGTTTATACCTCTCATTCGGAAGTCATCACCGTTCATTTTTAGTAGAGTAGTGTTGGACATCATGCGACTAAATATTCTTTGTGCATCTTTGTTTTTACTTAACTCTTGCGCATTCAAATTAGTGGTATAAATATTGTGTTTTCCAACTCTTGATTCAATCAGTTCAAACATTTTACCTGTAGCAAATTCATTCATGTTTATTCCAAAATCATCGAATACCATTAGATCAACTTCACTTATTATTCTGTTTAACTCTTGTTCAGTAAGATTTGTATCTTTGTTGTAAGTACCTTTAATAGTTGATATCAATTGGGGTACATTCATATACAATGCTGAATGTCCTTGCTCTCTCACTTTTTTTACAATAGACATTGATAAGTGTGATTTACCTGTACCAAATGAACCTTGTAGCAATAGTGATTGCTTGTTATCTAAGTTAAAATTGTTAGCGTACCTTTCGCATAACGCTTTAGCCTTAGCTAATTCATCATTAGTAGCGTTATAATTCTCAAATGTGCAATTTGCTAGATCATCATTAATGATTGATTTCTTGAATATGCTATTAGCTTTACTAGATTTGATGCGTTTTTCATTTGCTTCTTTCTTTTGCTTAGCTAATTCTATCATTTCGCAATCACAACCATCTTTAACTACGTAACCTGTATCAAATTCAAAATAATCATAGGTACGCCCACACTTTTCACATTTCAACCCGTACTCTTGTTTAACTAGTTTGTTTTTAAATCCTGCTTTTTTAGCTAAGTTTTCAAAGGAATTCATGTATTCACTCCCTAAAATAGATTTGCATAAGGATTATCAGTGTTTTCCTTATTGCTTACTTGTTGATTTAAATAACCTTCAAACTTATTACCGAATAGTGTTTCTGGTCTTAGGAACTTCTCCATATCTGTTCCTTTCCATTCAGCTACTTTGTTATCTATAACAGTTAAGAATGCCTGTTCGTTAAAACCTTCTTTGAATCTAGTTTTAATTAAGTCTTTCGTTTTCCTAGTTGTAGCTTTATAATGCTTATCTGTTTTTTGATTAAGATAATTTATAATTGATTCGTAAGGATACACAGTCGGGTTGCCCGACATAGTATTACTATCATTATTAGTATTGTTATTATTAGTTAAATCATTCTTAGTACCTTTATTATTAGTAGGGACGGATTCTCCGTTAACGGTTTTTCCGATGTTGGATTTTCCGTTGTCGGATAATCCTAGGTAGGAATTTCCGTTCTGGATAGGATGTTCATATACCAAGTATTCATAGCCGTTAAGATGACCTTTATCATTACGTTTTCTGGTTCTTACTACATAACCCACATTTTCTAGCTCTCTTATGCCAGATTTCAAACTATCTTTGCCATCATTAGTGTGTTTTAATATTTCAGATTCATATATCTGCCAGTCATCTGGTCGGCTTAATAAATAAAGTAGAATACCTTTAGATTTAAATGTAAGATTGCTGTCATGAATAAAGTTTTTGTGAACCGTTACAAAATTTCCACTTTCTTTTATTGCTCTAAATGTTGCCATCGTTATCACCTTCTCCATATAACAACCATTCAACTGTTACGTTAAAGTTATTAGCGATTTCTTTTAAACGTTCCATACTAGGAATGTTTATGCCATTTTCCCATTTACTAACTACTGTTTTACCTGCAGCATAAGCCTCGCCAAATTTTTCTTGTGACCAACCTTCTCCGGCTCTCAACGATGCAATTCTGTATCCTATAAATTTTCTATCTATAGGCTTTATTGGTTTAGTTAACATCATACTTTTTCACCTCGTAACATCTTATTTAATTTTTCATCTACATCTACCCAACTATCTTTCAAGTGGTATTTATTATTAAAAGTGTCCATGCCTATTTGATGTTGTTCTGTATGGTGCTTTCTACATAGTGCTAACACTTGATTATCAGTGTGATTTATATTGTTTCTATTACGTCCTTTACCTACTGCGTATCTGTGTGCTAAATCGCTATTTGGAGCGCCACAGATAACACATAAACGGCTAATTGTAGATTTATATATAAAATACTTATCATTGCTTAAAAGGTCGCTAGTAGCCTTATTCATAGGAACGTTATGAGTGAATATAAAATCTAATATCAGTTCTATTAATTCACTAGCTTGTCGTCTTCCACAGTCGCTTAACGATATCTGTTCGTAACTGTTCAAGAACTCTAATTGCTTTTGAAACATATAACGTAAGTAGTCCATAGGTTGTCCGTAGTGATTGTATATATCACGTATTATTGCGAATATTTTTCTTCGCTGCTTTCCAGTTATTTTGTATGGATCAGCAATAATCACATCGCACTCAACTTCTAAACCGTTATCGAGTAGTAAAAAGTCTTTATTGTCTAATTGAACATCCTCAATGACGGCAGTTATTTTACCGTCATCTTGTTGGATGTAAGTTTTAATTAAAGCCATTTAAATCAGCTCCTAGAAAGGTAAATCATCATCGTTTATATCAATTGGTCCATTAGCGTTATTAAATGAATTTGAACTTTGTTTTGATTGACCTTGTGGCTTATCTTGGTTATTTGATTGCCCTTTTGTATCTAAAAACTCTATTCGATTAGCAATTACTCTTACTACTGAACGATTTTTACCTTCTTTATCAGTGAAGCGATCTTGTTTTAAATTGCCTTCTACAGCGATTTTGCTACCTTTGTTGCAATAGTTATTTAATAGTTCTGCTGTTTTACCGAAAGCCACGATATCAAAGAAAGAAACATCATCTTTTTTAAATGGATTGTCTACTGCCAAAGAAAAGTTTAATACTTGTGTTTGACCTGCTTTTTTGATTTCTAAGTCCTTTGTGATACGTCCAGTTAATATAGTTAAATTCATTATTCATTCTCCTTTAATTTTTGTGCGTTCATTCTGATTAGTTTTATGTGTCCAACTACGTCTGATTGACTCATTTTAGATATATCTGTAATTTGGAATTTCTCTTTAACTTCATCTGGTGTAATCTCTTTACCTTGTGAAATCAATAAGTCAGTGAATTTTTGTATTTCGTTCGCTAATTCGTTTCGTAAGTTTTCGGTATCATCTGGTGCATCTTCGCCGTGATAGAGGTATAATCCTACCCCATGTAATGCTGCAGCTTTAACCATGCAACGTTTGTAAGTTTTATTGATTTGGAACATATCGGCACTTCTATATGGCACTGATTTATTTTTGAAATCTAATACGGGTAATGTTTCAGTCTTTGTTAGTCCTTTAATAGTTATTGAGACTGTCACGCTGTAGCCTTCTGGGCTAGCTAAGTAAGGTACAAAATACTGTTCGTTAGACACTTCCGGATGTGGAAACTCATGTACTTTCACTTCATAGTTAGGGTCTACTTTCATTAACTCTTCGTGCGCATATGACCAAGCTAGATATGATAGACCTTGTTTTTTCTCTACATGATCATTTACGTTCAATGAATTAAGTTGATTGAATAATGTTTTTTCACTCATAGCTAATCTCCTCGTATTTGTCATCTTCAATTCTTATATGCTTAATCGCTATATGATTGTTCATATCAATAGTTGCTTCATCCAAACCGTTAAACTCTCTTGCTCTACTAAATTGAGTTGAGTAACTTATTTCTGTATTACTTTCACTAGGCTTATTTGTTACATATATAGGCATATCTTTATGTTTGATTAAATAAGTGATTGTCTCTTTTACCATGCCAACACTCTATTCATTACTCTGTCTGCTTCATCGGTGTTTTCTTCTAACCATTGGAATACTGATTGCTCTAATAGTTCACGTCCTGTACTAACGCCTATTTCTTCATCTGCAATCTCTATAGTGTCTATTACTTCTTGCTCTAACGTTTCGATAGTTACCTTCACTTCGAACTGTGTAACCTTTCTTACGCGTAGGATAAATTGGAATCCTTGAACGGTTAAAACCTTTTTACTTTCATCATTTATTCGATAATACATTGACTATTCCTCCAGTTATTGTGTATAGTTAAGTTGTTAATTTTGTAAAAGTCATGACTGTTAAGCGTTGGCGCGCTTAGCGGTCTTTTTTATTACATCAATCCACTTATTCCAAAACATGTAGCTAGTACAGAATGCTAAGAAGTAAATAGTTAACAAGTAGAAAAAATCTTCTGTAAAAACTAATGCTAATCCGAATACTAGTATTGATGATGCATGTGATAATATAGTTCGCATGTTATCCCTCCTATTTTCCTAATCTATCTATAACTGTATTTAATGCACTTTTTATTTCTGGATATTTATATAAAACTCTTTTACCAATTCTCCTTGTTACTTCAACAACTTCTGGTTCACAAACAATTTTATTTGTTAAAGTGGATTCGCTTAATCCAGTCATTTCAATTAAATCCTTCATGTCAACAGTAACTAGTGTGCGTTTATAAGTTTTTAAGATTTCTTCGATTTTTGCACCTACCATTTCGTTGATATGATCATCACTAATTTGAAGATTTAACATAGTATCTACTCTTTTCGTATAATTTTATCTATATTTTGCAATATAATATTGCGTTACAATATATTCATCGCTATTGCGATAGTGGGTGGTGATATATACATGAAAAACATTTACGCTTGTTTATTAGGTGAATGGGTTAATTTGTCTGAATCTGATAATGTTGTAATTGATAACGCTTATACTGATGTAAATCTTTGGTATAAAGAAAAAATTGATGACTTGTTTAACTTTAATTACATCAATATTCAGATTGATAATGTGAATTACCGTATTCACCCTAGTTTCGTTCAAGTTTTAACTAAGTAATTCTTTAATCACTTTGCAGCTTTGACTGTCAAGCTCTACCTTGACGGTCTTATGGCTGTAAGCTCTGTTAACTTCTTGTACGATTCTGTCCCATTCATATTTAGGCATTCCTTCGATAACTTCTAAAATGTTATTTAATCTTTCTTCTTCCATTTGAACACCTCCTATTGTTCGATTATTGGTAAAACATCATTCTCTTTTAATAACTCGTAAATGAACAATCGACCTTTTTGTGTCCACTTCGTATTCATTCGTACAGACGTGCTGCCATCTTTGTGTTCAATTTCCTTAGTTGAAGAATGTGTATAACCTTCGCCATGAATACTTGAATAAAGTAACCACTGTCCAGATTGTTTGTATTGCACTTTTAAATCATGTAGCAGTTTATTTAATGCTTGAGCTGACATGCCGTAATCTTTTGCGATTTGACCAACTGTTACTAAACTCTTGTTTTGTAGTATTGAATCTAAGTAAGATGCTTTAGGCTCATACTCTGCAATCTTTTGCTTGTTCATATTATTTTCAAGCTGTAATTGTTCATTGTTTTCTAATGTTTCGAGCAATTGAGCTACTGCTTCTTTGTATGAACCAGGAAGTCTATTTTGAATTTGGTTTTCCATTTCGTTAAATTTATTAATGTAAGCTAGTTTAAAATCGTTATGCCCTTGAATATTGAACATGTACAAAGTGAAACCATCTTTAGTTAGTAGGTATTCATTTTGTTTTCGACCTCTTGAATCTTTGTATTGGCTTTGAATTATTAATGTGTCCACATTTGGACTCATTAAAATTTTTTCTAAATCCCGTTTTACATGTTGATGCTGTTTTTCTAATCCCTCTGCAACTGTTCTACTTGATACTACTGGCCCTAACTCTGAATTTTTTTCAATTTTGATAGTTTGTAATCCTTGCATTATTTTTCCTCCTTGTTTCCTTTCAGCATCCACATACAACATTTAGTCTTGGCAATGTCCATTTATGTATTATGGAGTGGCTCGTATCATCGCCTACTCTCGCTCTTAAATGCTCTATGTGAATGCTGAAAATCATTTTATTTTTTCACTTCAAATAATTCTTCCGATTTATAACCAGGAAACATTTTTTTATTTATCAACATCGCTTGTTCAATAGTGAAAGAATATTTACCTCTTGTTCTATCCCTGACTGTCGTATAAGGAATGTTGATAAGCCTAGCTATATCTTTTTCTGTGATGTTATGTTCCTTCATGGCTGTTAATAATTTTGGGTACAAATTAAACACCTCCATAAATACGATTCATTGTATCTATATACGATACGTCGTATCTACAAGTAATACTATATACGATAGAACGTACATAATCAAGCATAAAAGCTAAAAAAGTTACGATTTATCGTAAAAAACCTCTTTACTTCCTATTTAAATGCATGTATACTTAATTTATCGAATACGAAATATCGTACAAACAACGGAGGGCAATAACATGAGAGAAAGAAGCGAATTTGTAGAAAGTAAAATTAAAGAAATGGGGTATAATACTCGTTCATTTGCTAAACAAGTGGATGTTAGTTATACAACTTTGCGATCTATGTTAGAAAGAAACTTCGAAGGTGCTAAAATTGAAAACGTTATAGCAGTAGCTAAAGGTATTGGTGTATCTGTAGAATATCTTTTCGATATTGGAACTGATTTTGAAGAAGTGGAAGCTGCTCATTCCGATAAAGGGTTAACAGAAAAAGAAGTAAATGCTCTTAGAGATATTTTAAAGAATTACGAAGACTAGTATTGGGAGTGCTGCATATGCAATTAAGTGAAAAAATATTAAGCAATTATGATCTATTAAAGGTCAAAAAAATTAATCTACCGACTATGGATATTAAGGGTTACTACAGAAGAAACAGAAAACATCCTAACGGTATAGTTTTACTTAATAATAATTTTGATTATTATGTACAAAATGGAATTTTAGCAGAAGAAATTGGTCATCATGAAACAACACACGGTAAAATTTTGGGTGCATACACTACCGATAGCCAAGACCACATAAACGATTTAAGACAAGAAACAAAAGCTCGCAGATACGGTTACAATTTAGCTGTACCATTACAAAAATTAATTGATTGTTATGAACAAGGCGTTTGGGGAAACGCTTACGAAATGTGTCTGTCGATGGGAATAGACAGATCGTATTTCCGTGAAGTAATTGAAGATTATAAAGTAAGGTATGGCCCCTTTGTCGAACATAACGGCTATATTATAAACTTCTCACCATTAGATATAGAGAAAGTGTAAACATATTTTTTTACACTATAACAGAACATACGTTCTTAAAAAGGAGAAAAGAAAATGAATTTAACAGAATTTCAAGAACATATTGAAGGTAAATTACCGGCTTTAGATAGTTTTTATGATAGAGCGATTAACTATCAACTAGAAAAAGATAGTAGACGCCCTACTAAAAAACGTTGGTCAGAAGCTAAAATAGAAAGAGCTGCAAATGGTATGTACAAAGATTTAATTAAAGGTATATACGAAAAAGTAAAATCTTTAGTGGAAGAAAGAGAGAAGAAACCCGCAAATGTTTGGATAGATTATTTAGAAAAACACGAAATGTATGAGCAAATAAATGAATCATTATATGAAATAGAATTCGAATAAATTAAAAAATCCTTAAACTTTTCATGCAACATTATATATAATTAATACTGTGATGCATATAAAAATATATTAAGGAGAATACACCATGAAAAAAATCTTAGGGATATTGTTAGCAAGTACATTAGTATTAGGAGCATGTGGTAACAAGGAAGAAAGCAAAGCAGAAAATAAAACGGAATCAGTGAATGAAAACAAAGCTCAATTCAAAAACGATACTTTGGTAATTGATGATGCTGTACTAAAAATAAAAGATACGTTTTTAGTTAATAATGCTAATTCAGATGATCAATTATTAGCTTTTAAATACGAGGTTAAAAACAAAACTGATAAGGATGAAATTAACCCTAGAAATGTTTGGCTTGCTACAATGAACGCGGAACAAGATGGAGATAATACAGTCAACACACTTGAACAAGGCGCTACTCCATTAACTGGCAAGTTTGAAGAATGGGGAAAACATCTGGATGATAAAATTAAAATGAATAAAACTGCTAAGGGTATTGTGACTTATTCTTTAGAAAATGATAAAGATGTAACTTTAAAAGCCACTCAAGGTGTGGATGGAAAAGAATTAGGAACTAAAAAGATTAAAATTAACGATTTAAAAACTATTAACTATGATGTTGCAGAAGATATAAACAGCACTTCAAGTAACAACAATGAAACAAGCGATGCATCTACGTCAAATAATGAAACAGATGACACAGATTCTAGTGAAGATAGTGAAGATACAAATAATAATATAGTAGTATCTAATAATACATCAAAAGATGCTGCGCAAGTTAATGATATATCCACTCAAAGTAATGCAACCGCTGATAGTAATAATGTTCAACAAGAATCTAATCAAAAAAAACAAGCTCCAATTCAATCTAATTATGAGAATATAGAAAGTCTATCAAATAAACAAAGTAAACCTAGTGAAGTTGCAGAAAGTAAGCAGAATCAAACTAACAATGAATCTAACAGAATACCATATGACAAAGATCACCCTACTTTGCACGATGAATCACAGATGGAACAAGTTCCTCAACAACATTCTGGTGGCCACCCTTCCGCATTTGATTCATCAATTCCAAAGGAAAGTCAAGGCGTGAAAAAAGTTGATGCAAATGGCGATGAATATATAGATGCTACAGGGTTTTAATTTAAGGGCAGTTTACTGCCCTATATATTTTTATCTTTTTTAGAGTTTTATTTAAAATAAGGAGTGGATTATCATGGCTCAAATTGAAAAAAGAGGATCTAAATGGAGATACAGAATTTTTTATTACAATGAAACTGGAATAAGAAAGTCTATATCAAAAAGCGGTTTTAGAACTAAGAGTGATGCAAAACGTGCAGCTATTGAATTAGAGAATTCGTTGAATTCAGGTATGCAAGTACAAAAAGATTATTTGTTAAATGAATGGTTAGACTTCTACTTAAAGACTTGGCGTAATGATAAACTTAGCCAAAGCACAATAGAAATAGAAGAA